TGAGGGTTACGTAGACGTTAAGCAAGAGATCCAACCTACAATTTTAACGGGGGAACTTGGAAAGGATGGCGAATGGTCAGGCGTTACCGTTACCGATAAGACTTTTACTATAGACCCCGAACATTTAGAAATAGCAAACGGGGCCGCAGTATTAAGCCCACAAAAGGCAGACCATGAATATATTGATATGACCGGTTTTAACGATCTCTTTATTGCTATTAAGCCTAGTAATGGAGGGAACTTTGCTATACAGGCAGTTATGGGACCAAATACCTACCATTTTGCTAATTTAAACCCAGTTAATGCCGCGGCAGGATTAAGGGGTCAATTAGTAGTAGGTGACCAAGGTAACTTATTGAGTGATGGAGCCGAAGGTTTAGATGCTGACGTATGGAATATACTTTATGTTGGTAATGTATTGAAAGGGCAAAAGCTATTGCAATTTAAGTTAACTAATAACAGTGGCGGTATTTCTAATATACAGTTTGCATCCTTAAGGGTGGTTTAATGCCTACAGATAGGGAACGTGAGTATTATGCTTTAGGTTTTAGGGATGGGGCCGCAGTTCAAGAACAAAGATTAAAATCTAAACCTATTATTGGTATAGGACTGGCGGAAAGAAGGACAAAACCTAAACGTAAACTATCAGCATGGAATAAATTTGTAAAGGCTAACAGTAAAAAGAAGATCTACCAATACGCTAATGGCAAATTGAAATTAAAGAAAATGGGTATAGCATTTAGGAAAAAGAGACGATGAGTACCAGGGACACTTTATGATAGCTGAATTATTCTTAATATTAGACTTGTTGGGGGACACCGTTGGCGTTACTCCTATTTCACCACCCCCAACAGGCCAACCTAAACCAATTACATCGTATGGCGTAACAGACCAAACAACTAACGGGTTTGGGGGTGGTTTGTTTGAAGTCGGACCAATAACAGAAATTAAACAACCTGTAGTTATACCGCCGATATCACCCGACCAATTTAATCAATGGTGGTTAGATGCTACCGAAGGGATCCCCGTAACAAGTTTACCACCCGGCGCACGATAATGCCAATTACCGCAATTCCAAAAGGGGTAGAACTGCGTAAAATTACGGCAGTCCAAAAAAGGGCCTTAGATGATTTAATTACTCAAGAAAGGGGTTCTAGTACGCTAAAAACTGCAATACTAGTGGGTATTCCGTCAATTATAGCAGGTTCGGCGGTGTTAGCGTATGTTTTCAAAGAAGAGGCGAAAGAATGGTTTGCAAAACAGGAAGAAAATTTTAAAGAAGCTATTGTTAAAGTCGTAGAGGGTGCAGGTGAGGGAATTGTAGACGTTGTTTTAGATACTGCAAATAAAGTTTTCCAAAATAATCCTAAAACCCCGAAGGTGGTTAATGGATCCGAATTAACACGTTGCACACGTTGGGCCGTTGATGCTACCGACGTTTTAACTTTAGTTCAAGCTAAAGGGTCAGATATTACAAAATCAGAAACGGTACTTGCGGCTATTGCTACTATTGCAATAGCAAAAGAGATGAAAAGAGAGGGTTGTTCTAGACCTTCGGCTATATCCGAAGACCAATGGAAACAAGCATGAATCCAGATTTAATTTATTTGTTTGTTGGTGAGATCGCAATTATCCTTTTTCTGTATAAGTTCGTTTTTCGACAAATGATTGTTACACACTGGGAAGAAAAAATAGCGGAAGACGAATGGCTAACAATTAATCTAAAACCTGTTATTGATGAAATAGAAGATCGGATGCATGGAAAACTTGAAGACTTCCAATCTTCTTTTTTTGGTTCCGTTGGTAAAATGGTTCAAAAAGGGAAAGAGTTAGATCCGATGAACGGAATAAGAAAAGCGGCTAAGGATGGGGATTGGACTAGTATGTTAGTAGAGTATGCCGCTAACAAGGCCGGAATAGGGGGTGTTTTGGGCAATTTAGGCCCCAAAGAGGGGGTAAAACAGCCCGAAACTGCCCCTAAACCAGCCATTCCACAACCAATTAAAGATATATTTAAGCTATAATACTATATCTTTTTTTATGTAAATAACATAAATAATGCGTAGGACTCTTAATTAAATTAAATACTTTATTTATGTATAGTTAGTTATATATATCCATTGTTATTTATGTAAAATAGGAGTGTCAAAAGTGATAAGTAGAAAAAATATACAAAGATGTGAGAATTGTGATATACCGTGTTATTTCGACGACGGTAAAAATAGGTGGATGTCAGATAATGGGTCAATGTTTACCGGTAGACATTGTTCTATAGGTTGCTATCAGGAAGTATTGAGAACTTTAGAATTGGAGTTTACCCTTAATAGTGAAAACAGAACTAACATTATTAGGCGATTAAACCAGTATCGACAAATGGATAAGTATAGATGCAAAGAATGTGGATCCGTTAGTCGTCAATGTTGGTGTCACTAATGCCGTCAATTAATTGTAGAAAGTGTGATAAGAAAATACGCAACCCTCCAAGTCGCGTAGTGACTGGTTATTGCTCTAAGTGTTTGGGTTTACAACATAAGAAAGCATTAAATAAAATTAATAATCTATGGGATAAGGTGACAAATGGGTAGAAGAAGAGGCGAACCAAAGGAGACCGTTACAATAAGACTAACACCAAAAGCAAGAATATATATTAACGATCTAAAGATGCACTTTCAAAGAAGCTCTTTTTATAGCGGCGGTAAGAAATTTACTAACTCTTTGATTATAGAACAAGCTATTGGTTACTATTTCAAGTGTAAAGAAACGGACTTTAAGACTGATTATAAAATGTGTGGGGCATGTGGTCAACCACGAGACAACCTTAAATAGTAGAATAACTGTCTTTAGTGCATGGTAGCAAGACGTAAAGCCCCAAGACGTAGGGCAAGAAAGAGTTTTAATATATCCGCTATAGAATTGGGGACTGCTTTATCACTGTCTCAATCGACAGGGGCCGCAACTGCAATTCAAACCGCATTAAAAGGTGACATATCCGGTGCATTAATGAAAATGCAAAGTAAAGTAATGTCCGATAAAAATAAGATTATAGGAACTTTAGGGGCCGCGTTCGTCGCTAAAGCACTAACCAAAGGGTTCGCTTCCGGAACCCTAGCCAAACTTGGCCCAATCCGGATAAAGGCATAAACATGGCATCATACAGAGTAAGAGAAGGCGTTGTAGATTCCGCGGATTCATTTACGGCATTAACGTCGTTATATGGACAAAGTACGTCAGCATCAGTTCAGGTACCTGCCAATAATTCGGCGATCGTTGGTTTAATTGTGGCAGTAAGTCAAAATTCAGCTACCGAGGATAATTGCACGTTTGCAATTCAACTAACAGGCGACGCCATGACCGAACAACAAACGTTAACGGTTGGAGCCGCCACTAATGTAGGGACCGAAACATCAACAGGTATGACAATTTTACCATTTACTTTAGATGTAGCTATACCAGTTACCGCGAGTAATCAAGTTTCGATCGCTGGAGCGATGGATGCAGACCTCGGGGAAGCTCAATTTAGTGTGACCCTCATTTTTGCCTGATTTTTATGGCAATAAGAAAAGTATATGCGCCGTATTCAACCACAGGCGAACAAGTAGGCCAAACACCCGTTGAGGGTTACGTAGACGTTAAGCAAGAGATCCAACCTACAATTTTAACGGGGGAACTTGGAAAGGATGGCGAATGGTCAGGCGTTACCGTTACCGATAAGACTTTTACTATAGACCCCGAACATTTAGAAATAGCAAACGGGGC